GTACAGATGTAGAAAATTTATCAATCGGCGTTGTAGTTCAAGTAATAGAAGTTGGATTAGAGTCTGCAGATGAAGATAATACGTACCACAGAGTTAGATGTACTTTTGTTGATGAATTACTAGAAACGTATGTTCCAAAAAAATGGGCTGTTGAGCTTGAGCAAAAAGATCCGTTATTTGAAACTAAATTTGGTAGATTTGGTTATAGATATAAGTATGAAGATGGAGAGTGCTCTGCTTTTTCACCTTGGTCTGAATTAGCTTTTTTGCCTGGTACATTTTTGTACACAGCTAAAGAAGGTCATAATATAGGCATGGCTAATAAGCTTAGAAAATTAACTGTTATAGATTTTATACCAGACGACTCTATTAGACCTAATGATGTTAGAACTGTAGATATACTATGGAAAACAACTGACGACTCTAATGTTTATGTAGTTAAAAGTATAACTAGAGAACTTAATCAAGAGTGGGAAGACTTTGTTAATGGCGCACAATCAACAAACGGTTCTTTAACTATAACATCAGAAATGATAAATAGAGTTTTACCTTCTAATCAAATACTTAGAACATGGGACAACGTACCAAGATCTGCTTTAGCTCAAGAAGTTACTGCTGGTAGATTAGTTTATGGTAACTATTTACAAGGCTATGATATAAATACTATAGTTGGTTTAAAGCAAGCTATAGTTTCAGAAGATGTAGATTTTCCTATACCTAAAAGATCTGTAAAAACTATGAGATCTTATAAATGGGGCATGGTTTTTGGAGATGAAAACGGTAGAGAAACGCCAGTTTTAGCTAGCGGTTTTAAAACTTTTTCAGGAGAGACAATAACAGGAGATACAACTGTTGATAAGTTTTTATGTGGATTAAGTAATAAATTTGAACTTCAACAAGAGTGGCAAGAGCAGCCATTGGACTGGATGAGTTATGTTAAGTATTATGTTAAAGAAACTAGTAACGAGTATTACAATTTAATATTAGATAGATGGTACGACTCCGGCGACGGCGCTGTTTGGTTAGCTTTTCCATCTTCTGATAGAAACAAAGTTGACGAGGAAACTTATTTGCTATTAAAAAATGGACATGGAAATCAAAATATAGTATTTGAAAAAGCTAGATATAGAATATTAGCTATTGAAAATGACGCTCCTGATTTTATAAAGAGAAGAGAAAGACTATTTAATAAAATAAGAATTACTAGAGAGGGTATTTACGATGTAGAAAACGGTGAAAATCCAGAGGTAGATACTGTTCCAAAAGGTTTAATAAATACTACTAGAATATATACATCTACAACATACGTTAATCAAGAACCAATAGTGTCTACTTCTTTTAATGGAGACAAAGAAGTTAGATTAGTAGGCGAGTTTGATGTTTATCAAGGTCCTTTGGCAGGCACGACTGTAACAGCCGAAAGTCCTTTTAAACTTGTTACTCAAATATATAACAACGGTGTGTCTATAGCTGAAGCATTTACAGAAGAAGAAGCTGATATGTATCAAAAAATTCGTAATAGATTAGCAGGCGTAGGTGTAGACTCTGTCGCTGAAGGACTGCCAGATACAACTCTTGTTGATAATGGTTCTATAAATGACGAAGAAGATGACCAAAACCACATTCGTTATTACTATCAGTATAGAGACGTTGAGATAGTAAATTCTCCTGAGTTTGATGGTAGATTTTTTGCTAAAATAAAAAAAGATAATACATTAGAGCAGCAAGTTTTAAACTCAGCTAACGTGAGTTACACTGTAGAAGCAGGTCAAACTTATGACATTGCTTATATAGCTAATAAATCTCAAAACCCATCACCAGCCGCAAATGGCCTTCCGTTTTCAGGTGACACTTCACAAGCATACTCAGATACTGTATTCGGTAGTGGTAATTTTACTATATCTACAGTAGATGATTATGTTTCTTCTGGATCAGATAATTATACTGGTGGTACAGCTTCTTTTTACGGTAGTCAAGAAGGTTCTGGTATTTATCCAGAGTTTCACGCTAGTCAACTTAAAACAATACCAGCATTTGGTCCTGGTAATTTTATAAAAACTAGAAACTTTTGGCAAACTTGGAACGAAAACAAAACAACAAATATATTTATAGATGAAGCTCCAGCAGCTTATGGCTATAATAGAATGTTTACTTTAGCTGAAGATGAAGATTTAGCAGATCAAGATGATAATCCATGGGTAAGTCACCAAGGTTATATATTATCAAAGTTTGACTGTGGTTATTATGAAGATGGAGACACTAGCAAAGAGTTTCAACCTTTACCAGTAAGTGCTTTTGCTAATTATCCAAAACAACAACTAGGAGACTCAGATGCTCCAAGTGATAATTCTAACCTACATGTATACGGTCAAAACCCTACTTATGGAGTACTTACATATCTTTATAGCGAGTTTAGTAGCAGAAACAGGATGAGCTTTATTCCGCCAGGACTTTCTCAAGGTAAAGCAACTGGAAATGAATTAGGCCAATTAGCATTTTCTATAGTTACTGGAGAAGAATTAGTTGATCAATGGAATGAATCTACTGGCGTTGGAGCTAACTTTAAATTAAAAATGCAAAACGTTGGTCAGTATTTTAGATTTGCTGATGACCCAGGTCAGGTTTATGTAGTAATAGAAAACAAAGAAGTAATAGAAAGAGTTAGAGGAAACAACTTTGGTGAGTTTCAAATGCACGGAAACGCTAACATGAATGCTTTTACTGGTGGTGATAGAAACATAATTGGCTTTGGCTTAAGCGGTGGAGATGTTGTAAATGGATTTGATAGTCTAAATTTTGATTTTTACGACGGAATAAATAACCCGGACGGAAATAACTTACAATATTACGTTGATCCAAACGCGATTGGAATAGATGGTTTTACAGATTTTGAAGGACCTATAACAATGGGAACTAGCAAACGTAGACCTATTGTTAATTTTTTTGAAAGCGGCGTTAGTACTCAAAACACCACA